GCGAAATCCTGAAACTGCTGCATCGCGCTACGGGTGAACGTCTCGAGGGCGACGCCGGGCCCGGTGCTGACGGTCTCGCCGAGCCTGTCGGCGGCGCCTGCCATTGTGTCGAACGCATCGCCTGCGGGGTCGATCTGCCCGAGGAACTCGGGTATCTTGTTGGTGCCTAGATCCTCTAGCGGGGTGCCGAACAGGGCGAGAGCGGCCTGCGCCTGCGCTGCGGGGTCCTCGATGGTCTGCAGCCCGGCGACGGTCTTAGCGAAAGCATCCTCGGCGGCGGGCCCGCCCGAGGCGACCGCCCGCGCCATTTCGGCGGCGTCCAGGCCGATCGACTTGTAAGCATCCGCGGTGGTCTTGCTGCCGTCGGTCGCCCTGATCGTGAATTCCTTGAGGCTGTCGCCTACCTTGTCCATCTGGATCGCGCCGTCTTTCGAGGCGTTCGCGATCAGGCCCATCGCCGTCGGCCCGTCGATTCCGAGGGCGGCGAAATGCTTGCTGTATTCATCCATCACGGGCAGGATCTCGGCACGCATCGAGGCGGGCACTTTCTGCATGCTGCCGACGAGCAGATCCATCGCCTGATCGCCGTCTTTCGCGAGGCCCGTTTTCATCAGGATGCCTGCGGTGTTGACTGCCTCGTTGACGTCGGTGCCGAACGTGCTCGAGAGATCGAGTGCTTTCTTACTCAGCCGCTCGACATCGGCGCCGCCGTTGCTGCTCATCGTCGTGAGGGTCGAGGCGACCGCCGAGATCGCGCCGTTGACTTCCTCGAGGCTGCCGCCGTAGGCGTTGCCGTACAGGTCGCCCGCGAGCTTGCCTGCAGCCTCGGCGTCGGCGGCGCCGAGGTTCAGCTGCCCGGCGAGCTTGCGGTTAGCGGTGTCGGCATCGACGGCATCGAACAGCCCTTTGGTCAGGGCGGCGCCCGCGCCCAGGCCCGCGAGCAGCGAGACATCGGACATCTTGGACATGTTGCCCGCGAACTTGCCCGCCGCGCCCTCGGCCTCGGCGAATGACTTTTTGGCGCCCGCAGCGTCGCCGATAATCCTGACCGCGAGGATCGCTGTACTACCGGCCATGCTGCCCCTACTTTCTTTGTTGCTGCTCGAGTATGTGAAGTGCGGTTAGTACGTTCTCGCTGCTCTCGGCCTCCCACGCTGCCGGGGTGGTATGCGTGGCGAGGGCGAGGGCGACGAGCAGCTCTGCTATTGAGCCGTCGGGGTGTCTAAACCCAGGCCGGAAACCTCGAGCTCGTCCTCGTCGGCCTCCTGCGCGGGCACTACCTGCAGGGCAGCCTCGGGGCTGCTGGTGAATTCTTCCCAGGTCTGCGTGATCAGGCCGAGGCGCTGCGAGGCCGCGTGCCATGCGCGGAACGCCTGCAGCTTGAGGGTGTTGTCCTGCAGGCTGCCGAGGCGCGGGTTTGCCTTGAGCATCTTCTCGAACGCGAACGTGTCCCACAGGTTCGGGGTGACGGTGATCTCGGTGCCGTCGTGCTGCGTGATGGTGAGTTTCGGGATTGACATTTATTTGCCTTTGACTTTCTCGATGATGGTCTCTAGTTGCTTTTCGTACAGGGGCAGCCACTGCCCCTCGGAACCTCGGGCGCCCTTGGAAATGAACGGCTGCGCGGTGGTCTTTGACCGGGCCCTGCGGGGGCTGCGGGCGTTCGGCCAGAACACCCGCCCCCAGTGCACAGCCTGCGCGTACGGGGCCCGCTTGGTGCCAGCCCGCACGATGCCTGCAGTGTTGGTGCCCGAGGCCCTGATCGTTGCCTGCAGCCGCCCGGTGCGGCGGGGGGCGAGGTCGGCCGAGGCGTTCGCGGCGATACGTGCCGCTGCCGCGTTAGCTTCCTTGAGCTGCCCGAGATCCTCGCCCGCCTGCTTGAGCGTCGCCCGCAGCTGCCTCGCCCCCTCGACCTCGACCATGAGCTAGGGGATCAGCTCGAGGTCGTAGTCGCCGACGATCGGGAACGTGAAATCGGAATCGTTGCGGGTCTTGACATCGCCGCCGATCTTCATGCGGCGGATCTTGACCTGTCCCGATACCTGCAGGGCTGCCTCGTTGTTCGGGACGAACGTAAACGGCAGCGTTTCGCCCTTGTGCTCGTGAGCCCACAGCAGCAGCGACTGCGCGTCGTAGGACTGCAGGATCGTGCCGGTCAGCTCGGCGGTGTCGGTGTCGTCGCCGTCGATCTCCTCGCCCGAGAGCACCGGGATCGGGTCCTCGGTGTCGGTGCTCGGCTCGATCGCGCAGCTGCGCAGCTGCGAGGCGAACTGCGTTTCGGTGCCGGTCTCGCCGATGGTGAGTGTGCCAGGGCCCAGCTTGTCTGATTTGACGGGCATGATTACGCCTCTACTTTCACTGTTAGGGGGATCTTGAACGCGGGCAGCACGCCCGCCGATGTCTGCACGCCCTCGTCGAGGGTGATCTCGCCGTCGGGCGTGACCGCCTGCAGGGCCTGCGCGAGCAGCTGCTGCAGCTGCTCGATCTCGGTCGCGTACCCGAGGGCGGGCACGATCAGATAAATGCTGAGGTCGAGCTCGCCGCCCCCGGCGAGGTATTCCTGCCGGATCTTGTCGGGCTTGACCCAGGCGCAGGGCGGCTGCAGCTTGTCGGTGTCGGTGTCGGTGGTGAGGCCCGAGCCCTGCAGGGCGCCGACGACGCTCTGCAGGGCCTCGGTGATTCTCATCAGCCCACGCTCGGGGGCGAGTGCCGACCGACGCGCAGCAGCTGCTCGATCAGCACGTCGGTCGCCCGGCGATATGCCTGATCGCTGCTCATCCCGAGCCCGTTGTCGGTGATGCCGGGCGCGTTCGCGTTGCGGTAGAGCCCTGCCGCGAGCCGTGCCGCGCCGAGGCGGGCTGCTGCGTCCCATTCGGTCGGGGCGCCGAGCTCGTCGGTCGGGTCCTCGCGGTAGCGGCGCACGTAGGCGTTAGCTGCGTTGACCGCGCCGACGAGCTTCGCATCGTTCGCGGGGATCTGCATCCCGAGCTCGAGCTTTACCGCATCGACGGTTGTGGGGTCTGCCATGACTACGGGGTCGGATCGACGCCGACGGTTCGCACGACGATCGCACGGGGATCGTTGACGACGAGCCCGCCGTAACTGAAGAACCCGAGATCGACGCCGCCCTTGGCGATGTCCTGCGCCTGCAGCTTGATCGGGGTCTTTTCGTGCACGTCGGCTGCCCGCTTGTCGAACGCGACGATCGTGCCGTCGTCGAGCTGGTTGTCGGCCTCGATCTTGAGGTCGGCGACCGTTGCCTCGGCTTTCGCGAGGGAAACGCCCGTTGCGTTCGCCAGCCAGAACGGCACGTCGGCTGACTTGAGATTGCCGTACGTCTCGAACAGATCCTCGGCGAGGAAAATCTGGTTGACGGTGGCGCCGATCTGCCGCAGGTCGGTCGCGACGGCGCCGATCGCTGCCAGCACGTCGGGGCTGTAACCCTTGTCCGTGGCGGCGAGCAGCATCTTTGTCGCGATGTCGGTGTCGCTGTCCACGTCGTACTCGGCGGCGGCTGCCGTCCAGAACGACGTGAGGAAATCGGCGTTGCCCAGGTCAAAGAAAATCCGGTCGATGTCCCAGCCGCCCGCCCAGCGTTCGGCCGAGCCCGTGATCGGCTTGGTCTTGGGCTTGTTGCTCGGCACGTCGGTTTTGTTGCCCGAGTACTTCTGCACCTTGGGGCGAACGTCCCAGGCCCAGCCCTTGAGTTCCATCGTCGTCAGCGGCTTGACGGGCCCGAGCGCTGAGATCCACTTTCGCCCGCTGTTGGCGGCCTGCCATACCTCGCCCATCCAGCCCTCGCGCAGGCCCCAGCCCTCGCCGAGGTCGTCGGCGGGCAGCACGTCCTGCAGTGCGAGCTGGATCTGCACCGGGTCGCCGGTAGCGACTGCAGCGGAAACCTGCAGGGCGACCTGCCGCAGCGACTTCGGGCGCTCCTTGACGTGCACGCTGCCCGCCTGCGGGAACTGGTCAGCGGCGAGCTGCTGCGGCGCGGGCGCCTGCGGCTGCGCAGCCGGGGCTGCGGGCTGCTGCTGCTGACCGCCCAGGGCCTGCGCCTCGAGCGGGGTCGGGGCTGCCGGGGTCTCGGGGGCTGCCTGCAGGGTGGCGATCTGCGCGTCGGTCAGGCCCTGAGCCTTGAGCGCGGCGATCTGTTCGGCTGTGAATCGCATGGGGTTCGCTTTCTTTTTGGCTGCAGACAGTGCCACAGACTCGACTTGTGCATCTTGGAAATCGGGAACTGCGACGAGGGAAACCTCGAACAGTTCGGCCTCGTGAACGATGAGGTTGAACTCGTCGTCGAACTCGTATTTGTTGGCGATAAACCCGACGCTGAAACCGTCGCGCAGGCCCTGCTCTGCATCGTCGAGGGCCTTGTCGCCGTCGGCGCCCTCGGCGACCTTGAATGCTGCGGTCGTCGAATCGGTGCCGGGGGTGTAGGTGGTCATGTAACCGACGGGCTGCGCGAGGTCGTGGTCGCGCAGCAGCTTGACGCGCTTGATCGGGTTACGGGGGGTCAGGCTGCCCGGCATGAGCTTGATGCCCTGCGAGCTGCTGTGCTTGTTGAAAACGGTGATCGTGCCGGTGATGGTGCGGGTCGCCTTATCGACCGAGGCGGCTGCCGAGATCGTCAGCTTGATCGGCGAGGGGCCCGCGCTGAGCCCGATCCTGATCGGCGGCTGCTTGCCCTTGTGTTTCACTTTTTGCCCTCGGCTTTCTTGATGTCCTCGGTGTTCATGAGCTCGAGCTCTTTCGCTGTCTTGTAGTTGGCGTAGCGGGTGGCGGTGTCCTCGCGGGTCAGAACCGAGGTGTCGAACCGGACCGTGCGGCCTCGCGGGCGCATGTCGTCCATGCTGAAACGGTCCTCGAAAGCGGTCATGTAGGGGGCGAGGAAATTGTCGATCAGGGCAGCCTCGCGGCTCGCCTTATTCGTGTAGGTGAGCCCGGTGCCCTCGACCGCCGAGGCGACGATCTCGGGGTTGCTGCCCGCGCCCATATGCCGCAGCAGCTCGAGGGTGATCGCCTTGCGCCCGTCGATCAGCAGCTGCTCGGCGGGCTGCCCGAGCACGTTCACCTTGAGCGACTTGCTCGAGTACCCGACGCCCGTGGTCGTGCGGGCCCGTTCCCAGCTCGAGGTGAGCGAGGCGATCTCTTCTTTCTTGAGGTCGTCGCCCTCGTTGTGCAGCTCGATCGAGGGCACGGGGTTGTTCTCGGCCTTGGCGGCTGCACGGTTGAGCCGGATCGCCCGACGGATCGTGTCGGCGCCACGGTTCAGCAGGCCTTCGTGCGGGCCGTCCACGCGCATCGAGTCGCGGGGCTGGATCTCGGCGCCGAACGCTTTGATCATCTGCCCCTCGTCGTTGAGCTCGGCCTCTTTCTCGGGCACGAGCTTGAGCCACAGCGGGAACCCGTCGGCGCCACGCTCGACGACGTGAAAGAACGTACGCCCGTAAAAGAACATCGCGTCGAGCGCCCAGATCACGGTCTGCGACCGGGGCCGACCCCGCTCGAGCTGCCTGAGCAGGGTCGGCTGCTGGGGTGTTAGCTGACCACTGCTGTCGAACTCGACCAGGGGGCAGCGGGCGATCCTGCCGGTGAGCACGTCGCGCCCGCCCGCGACCGTGGCGACGCCGATCGCGGCGGATCGGGCGAGGGGGCCCTGCACGCCGATGCCGTACATCATCTCGAACGTGACGGTCTCGAGGTGGCTGCTGTCGCTCCACGGGGACAGCAGCACATCCTGCGCCACACTGAGGCCCTTGGGCATAAACACATTTGCGACCCGCTGCATCAACTTCACGGGCTCAACTGTGCGGGCGGGTGATAACACCCGAAAGCGTTCGGGCATAAAAGAGCCCCGCACCGGTCTCCTTGGGGGGTTCAAACGGTGCGGGGCTCAGTCTTTCCCGAGGGGGTCTCTACCCTCGGAAACCCAAACGACGATCCTTATCGGTTCATCGGTAATCTCACGAGCTAACGTACGGGCTCAGCCGCTGCGCTTGCAAATCGAGGTTCGCCTGCAGGTCGCGTTGCCTGCTCATCCCGTAGGCGAGCGACGCCTGCCGTTCGCCCTCGTGAGCGTCTTTCTCGTGCTGCGAGGCTGCGCCCCACGCTGCGGTGCGACCGACCCGTAGCGCCCTCCATGATGGGCACTTATCGCAGACGACGACGACGGTTTCCTGTGTGAAATCAAGGCGTATAGCCATAGTTTGCTCAGCTCCCCAGCTAGCTAATTACAGTGATGATATTCAGTTGAACCTTGATCATAACTTGAGTTAGTCCAGCGTTTGTGCATCACCAGTCGGTGAGCGGCTTGCCGAGACTTTCCTCGCGGTGATCGTAGGCCCATAGCCCGACAGCGGCCGCGATGAGCGACGGGATCGGCGCCGTCGAGTGCTCACGGCTGAATGTGATGCCGCCCGACATCTTGCGTAACACGGCGTTCGCGACTGCCGTGGTCAGGCTGCGGCTGCCGTCGTGCCGCAGCAGCTTGTCGTCGCGGGCCCAGGTCAGCCAGGCATCGCAGGCGGTGCCGTGGTCACGGGCGCCGACGGTGTGGATCTCGACGGGGGCGATGTCTTTGCTCGTCGGGTTCTGCAGCTCGTCGGTGATCCTGCGGGTCGCGCCGCCGTCGTCGGCGCCGATCACTGCCGGGCGCCAGCTCGAGGCGATCATGCGGATAAACGGGGCGAGCCACGCTGTGCCGGGCGCAGCGTGCACGATCGCGTTGCACGGCATCCCTGCTGCGTCGCGCCACGAGGCGACGACGGCGGCGCAGGCGTTGTTCCATCCGACCTCGTAACTGATCGCGATCTCGCTGCGCAGCGGGGCATCGTCGGGCCCGATGTTCGCCAGGGCGCGGAAGTCGTCAGTCGCGATAATCGGGTCCTCGGCCTCGGTGCGGCGGTTCATGTAGGCCCGCAGCCACTCGCCGGGATTATCGACGTAGCGGTGCGCCTCGATCGCCATGCTCGCCGCGTCGATCGTGATGCCGAACGCAGGGTGAAACGCTGCCCAGGTCTCGGGATCGTACGGGTCGGCGCCCTCGGGCATGCTCCACTCGAAATA